ATCAACATTAGATGGTGCATTTGGTATATTACTAGGATTCCATTCATTCATAGAACCACCACCACCTGCCATACTTAGTGAAGCAACACCACCACCAAAACCAGCCATTGATTTCATAATTTGTCTCCGTTTATTATCAATTTATTTTTTACCCTATGAGATTAAGGATACACTGTGTAAATGCCAAAGTATCCTTGATGATTACTATCCTCACTATTAAGTTGTGATCCACCACCTCCTCTAGAACTTCCGTAGCTAGTGTTAGTAATATTCGATATTTTATCAGGTCTATAATAAGATGTACCTCCACCACCTCCATGCTGACCACCACTCCAACTTTGACTACCACCATATCCACTACCACCATCATGGTTGTTGTCACCAGGATAACCTCCTTGAAGACCTCCTCCACCACCAGGACATGAACCACCACCACCTCCAAATCCACCTTGTGCACCACAATCAGTTATTGTTCCACCTTTACCGCCTTGAACAAAATGTTTTGCTCTAGCTGGACTCACGCCACCACCATGAACTGTTGGAGTATAATCATTCTTCCAAGCAGCACCACCATCATAATCACCAGAGGCTCCTCTAGATGGTCCACGACGAGTGGTAGTAAATAAACCTGTTTGTAAAGTTCCTGGTTTTGACCAATCATTATTATTATTATATCCACCACCTCCTCCTCCTAAAATTAAAAAAGGAACTTGAGTTGCGTAATTAGTGTAATCAGTCCCCCCTATAAAAAATAAACCACCACCACCACTATAACTTCCACTACCATGATTAGGAATTAACAACATTACATTAGTATCACTTGCTATTGTAAATTCACATTCTGTGCTCATTCCAGTCCAAGAATAATTACCTGATCCAGAACCACTTCTTGCAAAAATTTTGTATTTGGCAGCTACAAGATTAAATTTAAGAATACCATCTCCAACTCTGGTAAAGTCAGATTGTACATATTGATTAGTTGATCCTGACCCATATTGATTTTTAGATGCAGCACTCCAATAAGTACTTACACTTGCACCATCGACAGCATTACTTGATCCAAACTTACCATAAAAAAGTATGTTTATAAACTTTGATGGAGGAGGATTACTTCCACGACCACGAAAAAGTGATGTTGCTCCTCCCCCGAAACCTTGTTGTGATAATGGCATGGTTATAACTCCGCTGTTTTAGTGTCTTTTTGATATTCTGCATCAGTTATCTTTGCAGCAGAATCATCTGGATCTTCATCCGTGGGAACTTCTCCTAAATCTTGTCCTTGTGGTAATGGTTCTCCTGTAATTGGATCAGTTTCTGCTGGATTAGGAAGAATTCCCTTTTCAATTTCATCTTCAATTTGCATATCAATTTCTTCAATTTCTTGATCAGTTTGTTGAAGAACTCTTTTGCGTACGTATTCAGTTGAGTAATACTTACCAATATATGGTTCAATCGTTGCAAGATTACCAAGACGACTTTGTAACATCTCTGATTCTTTGAGTTCTGCAAACTGATTATCATATAAGAAGTCATATTGAATATGATCTTCCATCTGTGACCAATCTTCTGGAGTTACAATATTCTTAAGAATAAGTTGAGTCTTGAGCATATCATTAAACATATTTGCAAAACGTTTTCTTAAACGTCCTACAAATTTTGCAAATCCAAGTTCATCTCTAAGTATTTCTGATGAACGACCTAAATTAAATCCACTATCAGCACCAATTCTTGATTCTGGCACACCTAATGCACGATATAATTTTTTCTGAAAATATTCAATGTCTTGCAATTCACCTAAGTTCTGTCCACCAGGTAAAGTTGTAATTTCAGTTCCACGACCACCTTCTCTTCTTGGCAACCAAAAATCTTCCATCATTGACATGAATTTACGATCATCACGAATTTCACCAGTTTGTGCATTATATACTAACTTATTTCGATAACGATTCATTACCTCTTTAAGGTATTGTTCCGCTTTTACCTTTGGTAGATTACCTACATCAATATAAAATATTCTTCTTTCAGGTGCTCTTGATAAACGATAAATTACAAGACTATCTTCAATCATTCTTAATTGATTCAGTGCCTTAATCGCTTTTTGTAAATATGAAAGGACTCTCATATTATTTCGATCAACTAAACCTGATGTACAATATGTAATTGAATCTTTTGATATCTTGACAGAATTTTTACCTGCCTGTGTAATCATTCCTGTTGGAAAATTAGGTTTTGTAGTATAGAGATAATACTCATCAAATTGTGGATTAGGTACAGATTGATTTTCTGGTCTCAGTCTTGAATTTACATCACCATTAGTTTTTTTCTCTTGACGAACATATTTTAATTTCATAGGATCAATATATCTCAAATCCTGTATTCCTTCTTGAGGGTTCTTTAAGTCAATGACTTTAAGGTAATACAGACGACCATCAATATACCAATTACGAAATATTTCATGAGACTTCTTATCAAAGTCCATTGTTTCCTTTAAATATCTAAATTCCTCTCTAATTTTTTTCTTAATACCCTCACTGGCATTAAGGTTCGATAACTCTACCTCAACAGGTGAGTCATATAAATCTGTGACGATTGCCTCATTAACAACATCTTCGATAGCTTTATCCACTTCGGGATGTAATGCCATCTCTCGATATCTCTTAATTAATTCGTGTTCGTTACGATATGCACCTTCAATATCTACGTATTGACCATAAAATCCGCTAGAAATATAATTATCAACCCCATCCTCATTGTTCTTGGGAACGGGGCTGACAATTGAAGCGGATTGCTTCTGTGTATCCTCAATTGAAAAACCAAAAAGTTTTGCCATATTATAATTGGACTATTATATTTTCTATTTAGCTGATGTTCACACCGCCTGAAACTGGACTGTCTCCTTTCAAGATTTCAATGTACTGAACTTGAAGTTCAACAGTGAATTCCTGAATACCTTGAGCGTCGTATGAAAGTTCAATAGGACCGACCTGTGTTGGGAATGTATCATAGAAACGATATTTCCTGATACTTTGTCCATCACGGTCAAGTTGGAATACAAATGCATCTGCTTGATAATCTGCTGGATTTACTAAACCAGTGTTATCACTTAGTTTGTTAATTGTATTCATCCAGTTCTCAAACGCTGACCTTATTGCAAAGTCTGTATCGTTGATAACTGTAACTGTCCATGAATCGAACGTTCTATCACCTGCAATTTTAAGAACCCTTCCACGGAAAGGAACTTCAATTTGTGCAATATTAGATGCTGGAAGTCGTGCCCCTTTAACTAAAAATCTTGATTTGTCAAGAACATCCTGTGCTGGTTGAGCAGCATCAGGAAATGTGAGGACAACTTCAAACAGATTAGCACGAGCACCACCACCTGTCAACTTTGTTTTAAAGTCGGAGATCGTCCTTAATGGTGGTGGATTGATCTGATTTCTACTAGCCATAGTTGATTAAACCTCTGTTAATTAAACGGAACCAATTACTTCTTCAAATGCAACACCAGTTCTGGTGGCGACGAAGGTAAGACCAATGAAGTTAATTGACCTTGCTGGTTTGATAAAGATGTCAGCAATAAATTCATTGCGATCAATGACTGCTGCAGTATTATTTGTTTCATCGCAAACCACAACAAAGTCAAATATACCTCTGTTGGATTGAACCTCTCTTAGGAATGGTTCAATAATATTTACGAAGTTTGTTCTTGTTAGTTCATCATTAAACTCAAAGAGTTGATCCTTAGCCGCTGCTGATATAGCGTCTTCTAAGAAAATGAACAATCTACGAACGTTGATACGATCAAATGCTGATGACTTACCGAATCCAGTTTTATCTCCAAAGAGAATAATACCAGCACCAGGTGAAAGAATAACAGGATTAATTCTATTCGAGTATAGAATATCTCTCTGTTTCTTACCAGGATTGTAGATAAGTTTTACAGAATTTAAGATTGATCCTCTTGCTGTACCTGCAGGTGAGAACCAAGGGAACTGTTCAATATCAGTTCTTGCACAAGTTCCAGCAATATCGCCATTTAATGGGACATAACGGAATGTGTTATTGAACCTGTCAAACATATATTTGTAACCACTATCAAAAACAGCATATGTTGATGATGTGATAGGAGCATAGAATCCAACCACATTATCTGTGATAGTGTCTATGTTATTCACTGTAACTGTACCTGCTACAGTATCATTCAAGAACGCTTGACGATATGGTGAAATAAATGCAACTGCATCCTTTCTAGCTTCAGCAACTGCAATACATTTTTCTGCAACTGCCTGTGACTCTTCTTTTACATGATGAGCAGCACCCATAAGAATGAAGTCAACTTCAACCTCTTCAGTGTTTTCAAATAATGTTAGACCTGTGATGATATCATCAATACCAGAGTTAAGTGCACCTGTTGTTGTGTAATCAGTTTTACCACCGTAGTTTTTACCACCTTGTAATGATGTAGTGAAAACACCAGAAGCACCAAATCCTGAACCTGCAGAATTTGAAAGTTGATCCCAACCATTATCAGTATCAACAGTACCTACTGCTGTCGCAGTGCCATTAACAAATCCAGTTGCAACAATAGAAGGAGCACTACCACCATAAATGTACTTTGAATTAGTTGCAAGAAACTTTCTCCAATACGCAGTTGAACCAACTGAATATTCAGCATCTGTTGCTTTTGAAAGAGATAAATGCTTTTCAAGAACTGTTCCAGCATTACCTGTAATTTCTCCAGTGTCATCAATTACAACAACATGAAGTTCATCAAATCTACCACCTCTTGATGAGGCATAAGTTGATGTGCCAGGAGCGTCTGCTATCTGATCCCATTCTAATTTGATAGGATTTCCGTTTCCGTCTTTTGTTGTAAGTTCAACTTCTTGTGTGCTAAACCAATCGGTTGCTGTTGTTACATTTCCAGTGCTACCAGCACCAAAGTTTGTACCTGCACCTTCAATACTTATAGTACCTGTCTTAAAGCAATAAACACCACTTTGCTGATAATCAACATTTGTGATTGTTCCATTATTTGCTACATGTTGTAAAACCTTGACCTCTGGTTCACCAGCTGCTGTATTTCCAGTAACAATACCTTTTAAGAATCCATCAAGTACGCTTGTTCCACCAGCACCTGCTACAATTCTTCCAGCAACACTTTGTGTGATTCCTACACCAACTGCAGCGCTAGGACCAGTAAGAACTTGGTCTGCCTTACCATCTATGATGGAAACTCTAATACCATTAGCATAACTACCAGGTGTCTTTGCTGCAATAACTGTTCCAGTAATGACATTATCATCATAACCAAGTTGATTATAATGCGTATCACTCTTAATTAATAGTTCAGGTGATCCATCATCTGTTGCATTCTTTAACCCATTGTCACTTGCACGAACTACTTGCAATGTACCACCATAAGCTAAGAATGATGATGCAGTCATCCAATACTCATAATGTTTATCAACCGAATAAGGTTGACCAAATGTCTGTAATAGATCCTCCTCACTTTCAATAAGTTGAGGTTCCTCCACAGGACCTTTTGTAAAGGGAGCAACTAATGCACCGATTGAGCCGCTTGTAGCGTCCACTCTACCAATGGTCAGGTCAACTTCTCTTACTTGGATACCAGGAGAGGCTAAATTTAAAGCCATATTCGTTTCTCCGAATCTCAGGATATTTTTCTGAAATTATTTATTCTTTACCATTATTTCACTGGGGAAACAGTGCATGAACTACCAATCTGGATACTCCCAATCTTTTATTTTTGGTTTTTTTCTATTCTTAACTCTTTTTATAGTGCACTCCTTACATTCGTATGAATATGATGATTTTATATTTTTATTCTTTCTGATTAAATAATATCCATCTATCAAATCTTTCATTTGACCACAAACTCTACACTTTCTTTCTGAAAGAGTAAAGTGACCTAGTTCTAACTGCTCATCAAATTCCATTATAGAACTTGCATCACTCCCACTATCTCTGGAAATTTTTGTGTAAGATGTCTTTCAATACCCATTCTTAGAGTTTGTGCACTCATCGCACAAGATTCACAAGCACCACTTAATCTAACTTTTGCAATTGCTGCCTCTTCTCCTTCCTTCACACCATAATACATTCTAACATTTTCTTCTAAATTATAATCCAATTCTATGAATTCAAGATATCCACCATCCGATTCAATGTAAGGACGTATATCATCTAGTGATTTGTTTACTTCGACTGGATCTAACATTATAATGCTCCATCCCAAAATGGATCACCCATAGGTTGTATATTTCTAGAAACAAAATATAAACCAATATTACATAAGAACCAAAATAAATTTACTATCCAAGCTTGTTGCCAACAAAACTTTCGATTTGTGGTTACTATAAAAATATCTCTCTCATTACCATTTTGTTTTACAACTTGCTCCAGTATTAGTGAGATTACAAATCCAATTGCAAAAATATAAAAACAAAAATTAAAAAAACTAGAACCAGTAATTAAAAAATAAATCATCTATCCTCCATATTGTTGAATTTTTTTCTTGTTCTCATATCTCTCTATTATATCAAGTTTTTCTTCATCTGTACAGTCACAGTTTTGTATGTTATATTTAAGTCTTTGTTTACTTAGATGGTCACTAATTTTTTCAGGAACAGACGTAATAAAGATTGATGCGAGTGTAAGACCCGAAAAAATTTTATAAATTGGGAAATCTTTGTAACTCTTCAACCACTGAAAGTTTTCTTTTATCTTTTCAACGTATAATCTGACAAATTCTTTCGGACTCTTTCGCATACCTTTCCATCTTTCTTTAAGGTCTTCCCACTCTGCATCAGGATCAACATTAACTAATTTTCCACCAATTTTAGCATTCCATTTCCAAAGTTTTTTCAGCATTAGTAATAATCCCACATATATGAACGGTCTCCATACTCATCCGTCTTCCATAAGTCACCATCACTATCAACAAAACTATCTTCATCAAATCCATCAGAAATAAATCCAAAAGGTGCCATATCCTGTTCAATTTGATTTTTCTGCTCTTCATATATTCTTTTTCTTACATCATTGTCAGTCATTTCTTTGAAGTAATCCTGTGCAACTAACCATGAGAATATAACAAGACACATTGCCAAATCATCATTACATCCCTCTTCTGCCTCAAATGAATTATGTTTCTGTGCAAAAGTAGTTAATTCAGAGATGATATCATAATCACAAACTAATATTTTATCATCTTCAAGTAATGTTTTAAGATTAGAACATCCTAACTTTTTAACTGCTGCTGTGGTTCTCACACCAAGTTGTGATCTCTTGCCACTAAATCCAGCACCGACTACCTGACCATTACGTCCACGTTGTGAACACATCAATAAGTTTTCATACTCCAAATCATAATTCAATATAGATGCAACTTGATCTCCAATATCATTAACTTCTATCAATACAAATGCCTTATTATATGCCATTGCAATATCATGTATCACATTTGGAAATAGCATCGGTTTGATTTCATTATTACGATACTTACCTACAACTTTATATGGAAACTCTGTAATATCAAAAACTAAAAATGCAGAATAATCATTACCTAAACCACGAGCAACATCAACTGTAATTAAATAATTATTGTCCTTTCTTGGTACTTCGTATACATCAAGACCTGCATTTTTTTGTATCGGGTCATTAAAAACTAATGTTTTAAGTTTTGCAGGATTGATAAGCGTATTAACAGAACCTAGAAACTCACACTCAAACTCAACCTTAAACTGTTGCTCTGATGTGTTTGCAATCGTCTGTTCTTTCCATACTTGGTCACGACCTGGTACTTCCGACCAGTGAACTTCTGTTGGTACATATTCATTTTTCTTTCTCTCAGCATCATGCCACATACGGTAGAAGTGATTCATACCTCGTGGTGTAGATACAATAATTACCTTTGTTTTCTGACCAGAAGAGATAGTAGGATAAACAGAGGCAAAGAAGTCATCAGCAATGTGATTCGGGATGAAAGCGAACTCGTCGAGAAAGATGACATTATAGGAACCGCCTCGGACAGCAGATGAAGACGTAGAGTTTGCAGAAATTTTTGATCCATTTTCGATCTCCAGTGATCCTTTATTCCAAGATATGATACCCTGTTGCATCCATCTTGGCAAGTTTTCGTATGCTAATTGTAATCTACCTAATAGATCACGGGCAGTAGATGCCTTGTTTGCAAGTATAGCAATATTAACATTATCATTAAATATTGCATAATGTAAAAGGTATGATACAACTGTGGTCGATTTACCTGTCTGCCGAGGCATCTTGCATATGTTAAAACGGTGCTCATGGAAAT